GGAGAATATGGTGGTTATTTTGGAGGATTACAAAGTGCAGGAGGCAATTCAAATAATAGTAGAGCTATTTACTTTGACAATTACGAAATAGCATACTTCAGACTTTTATCAGATGTAAATTATCTCCCATACGGTAGAAGCTATATAGAACCAGCACGTAAATTATTTAAGCAATACGTGTTGATGGAAGATGCTATGTTGGTACACAGAATTGTACGTGCTCCCGAAAAGCGTATTTTTTATATAAATGTAGGTAATATTCCACCTGCTGAGATAGAAAACTTTATGCAAAAGACTATCTCAAAAATGAAGCGTACTCCTTATGTTGATCAACAAACTGGAGATTACAACTTAAAGTATAACATGCAAAACCTTTTAGAGGATTTTTATATCCCTATGAGAGGTAATGATACATCAACTAAAATAGATACAACACCTGGTTTACAATATGATGGTATAACAGATGTTGAATACTTAAGAGATAAATTATTTGCAGCATTAAAAGTTCCAAAAGCATTTTTAGGATATGCTGAAGATGTAGAAGGTAAAGCAACACTAGCTTCTATGGACATTAGATTCGCTCGTACAGTAGAACGCATTCAACGAATCATCCTCTCAGAATTATATAAAATTGCGGTTGTACACCTTTACACACAAGGGTATGATGGTGATGATTTAGTTAATTTCGAACTTAATTTAACTACTCCTTCAATTATCTATGACCAAGAAAGAGTAGTATTAATGAAAGAAAAGATGGAATTAGCTACTCAAATGATGGAGTCTAAATTATTCCCTTCTGACTTTGTTTATGATCATATCTTCCACTTTAGTGAAGATGAATATACTGAATTTAGAGATTTGGTTAATGAAGATGCTAAACGTGCATTCCGTAACACTCAAATTGAATCTGAAGGAAACGATCCACAAGAAACAGGACAATCATATGGTACCCCACATGATTTAGCTTCATTATATGGTAAAGGTAGATATTATGACGAACCAGATAATGTGCCTGCTGGATATGATGAAAAAGAATTAGGTCGTCCCGAAGAAAAAGTTTCTAATATTAACACACAAGATGGTAATTTTGGTAAAGATAGACTAGGTGTTAAGAGAATGAAAGATATTGATAAAAATGATTCTGATTCAATACGTCCTACATACAAAGGAGGTTCTCCTATGGCTTTAGAAGCTAAAACCGCTTATTTACAAAATAAAGATATGCTTAAAAAGATTCCAATAAATCGCAAGCAGCTAGTATTTGAGCAAGATGAGTCACTATTAGATGAAGGTAATTTAAAGGAATAAGAAATTTTATATATTTATAAAAAAGCCTATCAATGAGAATCAAACATTCTAAGTATAAAAATACGGGCCTTTTATTTGAGCTTTTAGTGAGACAAATAACTGCTGACACTTTGTCTGGTGGTGAGTCTGCTTCCCTTAATATTTTAAAAAAAGCATTTGCTAAAACTGAATTAGGGAAAGAATATAAGCTATACGAATCATTATTTAAAAATAAGAATTTAAGCGAAGGTAAAGCAGATATTACCTTAAATACTATATTAGAAGCAACTCGTAAATTAAATAGAAGTGCCTTAAGAAGGGAAAAATATAATTTAATTAACGAAATTCGTAAACATTATAATTTAGAGGAATTTTTTAAACACCAAGTTCCTAATTATAAAGGATATGCTGCTTTCTATAAATTAATAGAAATCTACAACTCAGATAAATTATCTGAAACTGATGAAATTATTTCTAATAAAGTAACAATACTAGAATACCTTACAGAGCGTCCTATTAGTGAAAAGAAAGTAAAACAGGATTTAGTAGAGGAATTTAGTAAATACGATAAGGATTTAAGAATTCTTACTTACAAAGTAATGCTTGAAAAATTTAATGGTAAGTATTCTAATTTAAATAGAGGTCAAAAAGATATTCTTAAAGAATTTATTAATTCAATTGATAATACCCCTCGTTTAAAAGAAATTTACAATACTAAAATTGTTGAAGTAAAAAATACTTTAACCTTACAAGCCAAAAAAGTAAAAGACGAAGCTACTAAAATTAAATTATTAGAAGTAGTTAAATTACTTAAAGAATTAGATAAAGGTTCTAAAATTAATAACGATGATTTAATTAATCTTCTTCAATATTATTCTTTAACTGAAGAAGTAGCTAAAGTAATTAAATAATGGCACAAACTATCAAACCTAAAGATTTAAATCCTGAGTTTCTTAAAAAAATTGAAGATACTTACGGAAAGGTTGATATGAAAAATGATTTTTTTAGTCCCGATTTATTAACTTATTATAAAACAAATCCTAGTTTAAAAAAACCAGGTAGTGAAAGAACAGGAACTTGGCAGGACGTTATAGATCTTCCTACTTTTAATAAATTATTTTCGGATTTAGGTAATGCTAGAAATACTGCTAAAGGTTTAAAAACTAAAAAAGAATTAAGAAACGATACCGAGTTTCAAGCCCAAGCAGATAATGTAATAGATACTTTTAATTCATTTAGAACGTTCTTTAGAACAAACTATCCTGATCAATATGCTATGGCTAAAAGGACAGTAAAGGAAACTATGGGTATGGCTTATAACACACCTTACGCTTTTGGTAAGGCTAATACCTCACAATACACATCAATAGGTTATAAACCAGTTAATCAAAAATCCCTTAGAAAAAAATCTAAGGGAACGGATTATGTAGATTTGTATAAAGACTGATATTTATAAACATGAAGACACTTCAAGAACAATATAATTTACTTAAGGAAGGTAAAGGACATAAAGATGTATTTATGAAGGAAGCAAAACGTTTGTTTCCTAACATTGTCCCTAATGCTGCTACTTTTGATCAAACAACTAAATTGTTAAAGCAACGTAGCGTAATTAATGAAAATATTTTTCCATTAATGCCTTCTGCTGGTTTAAACCCATTTACTTCATTTGATAAGTTTTTAAATGAGGAAGCAAAAGCTACCGAATCTAAAACTACTAAAGAAGTAAACGAAAAAGAGACAGCGGGATACGATTATAAAGATAAAAAGAATTTAAATAACCAAATCTTTGATCAATATCTTAATGGTTTAAGAGTTGAGTTAGAAAAGGATCCTGAATTAACTTTAGACGAAGCAAGAGAAGTAGTAGCTAAAAATTTGGAAAAAGATCCTATTTTTTATACTAAAAATGCTGCTTTTAAAGTAGATGGTTTAGGATACGAAGAATCAAAACAACAAGAAGAGCCCAAAGGCAAACATAAATCCTCCGGCTACGGAGACTTAAAAGAAAATGATATGAAAAAATCAGAAGAATTAAAAGAATTATTAGAAGAAGCTGTAGCTGGTGTTCCATCACTTGGTAACCCTTTTGCTGATCGACCAAAACAATCCTACGAAAACAAATTTGAAGCATTTTTAGCTGAAGAGAAAAAAGAAGTAAAAGAAGGTGAAGCTGCGTATGAATACGAAAAAGGTAAAACAGCGGGTGAAAAGGAAGAAAAGAAAAAAATGAAAAAGGAAGGCAGAATGAAAATGTCTGAAGTTCTTAAAGAAGCAGAACGTTTAGGTGAAATTGCTAAGAAAAAAGTAGAAGCTAAAATCTATGAAGCAGCAATTGCTGAAAGAAAAAGAGCTTGTGCCATTAATGAAGACGAATCACTCTCAGAATTTATCAATCAAAGTGCTATTCAAGAAGTAGAAAAAGAAATTAAGGAATTAGAAAAAAAATTAATGGAAGTTTCTGCTGATAAGAACACTATGACTGGAGGAAAATGAGACAAACCCTTATAGATACTCAACTTTTTAGGCTTTCACCTCAAGCCATTACCGAAGCGGTTAAAACCGAAAATGGTAATTTGATTGTTGAGGGTAAATTACAATCTGCCGAAACCCAAAATGGTAATGGTAGGTCTTATCCTAAAGAAATCTTAGCTAGAGAAGTTGAAAACTATAAAAAAGGTCCTATAGCAGAAAATAGAGCATTAGGTGAATTAGATCATCCTGATTCTTCTATTATTAATCTCAAAAATGTTTCACATAATATTAAAGACGTTTGGTGGGATGAGGATCACGTAATGGGTAAAATTGAAATATTACCAACCCCCTCAGGCAATATATTAAAAGAGTTATTTAAAAACGGAATTACAGTAGGCGTATCTTCTAGAGGAATGGGTAGTTTAAAACCTGGTTCTAATGGAGTACAAGAAGTACAAGATGATTTCGAATTGTTATGTTGGGATTTTGTATCAACCCCTTCTACACCAGGTGCTTATGTCCATCCTATAAGCGAAGGATTAGATCCTTCTGCTACGGTTACTAATGAGTATTATAAAATAAACGAAATAATTACTGAAATATTATGTAACAACGGACAGTGTCCAATTATATAAACCTTACCCCCTCGGTGTAAAGGAAGGAGAGATGCAAAAAATTGCATCTCTCTTTTTTTCTATATATTTATCGCAAGAATGTGCCGTCAGTCTATACGGCATTTAATTATTATTAATCACTATTACGCTTCTACAGAATAAGCGTACTTTCCCAAAAAATTTAGGAACAATGGCAAACAGAGATTTGTTAGCAGACGCTATTGCTGATGCAAAAGCAGTCAAAGAAGTCGCTATCGCAAATGCGAAAGCCGCTTTAGAAGAAGCTTTCACACCTCATCTTAAAGACATGCTTACTCAAAAAATCAACGAAATGGAAGATTTAGAAGAAATGGATCTTGCTGAAGTTGATAAGGAAAAGCAAGAAGAAATGAAGATGAAGGAAGAGGGCTACGGTAAAAAAGAAATGGAAGAAGCTTATGACGATTCCATGGAAGAAGAGCTCGATTTAGAAGAAATTCTAGCCGAGTTAGAACTCGAAGAGGGAGAAGAACTCGAAGAGGCTGATGAAACCAACGAAGGTGAAGAAGTTAAAGAAGGTGAAGATAGCATGGAAGAAGGTGAAGACCCCATGGAAGAAGCTGACATAACTTATGAAGCCGAAGAAGGTGAAGAAGCTGAAGAAGAAATCAACCTCGAAGACATGAGTGAAGAAGAGTTGAAGGACATGATCGAAGATGTTATCGAAGACATGGTTGCTTCTGGTGAACTCGAAGCTGGTGGAGACCCCGTTGAAATGGTAGATGATGAAGAGGAAGAAGAAGAAGGAGGAGAAGAAATGGAAATGGATATCGAAACTGAAGAAGAACCTCTTAATGAATCATTAGTTGCAACTTTAGCTACAGGTCTTCTTGGAGCTGCAGGAGTTGGTGGTATAGGCGTATTAATGCAAGCATTAGAAAAAGTCAAAGAAAAGAAACCTAACTCAGAGATAGGAAAACTGTATGGTAAACTTCAAAAGTTAGGATATGGAGCGGGTGCTGCAACTGGTATGACTGCTGGTAAAACTTCTGAACTTGAGGAAGAACTTAATGAAGCTAAAAAAGTTATTAATACTTTACGTTCTGATCTTAACGAAGTTAACTTACTTAACTCTAAATTACTCTACACTAACAAGATTTTCAAAGCTAAAAACTTAACAGAAAATCAGAAAATTAAGGTTTTAAAGGCTTTTGATAAAGCCGAAACAGTAAAAGAAGCAAAGGCTACATTTGAAACTCTTAGCGAGAACTTAGTTGCTAAATCTCCTAAGTCTAACTTAAGAGAGTCAAGAGGTGCTGCTTCAAGACCTGCGGGTGTTGCTCCAAAACGTAAATTGAATGAAGGTATTGTTCAAGAAGATGCTATGGTAGCTCGCTTTAAAAAATTAGCAGGTATTAATTAATTTTAAACTTTAAAAACAAAACAAAATGTCAAATTTAAATTCTCTTTTAGAGAGCTCAAATCAGTGGAAATCAGTTCAGTCTGATGCTGCTAGATTAGCTCGCAAATGGGAAAGAACAGGCTTGTTGGAAGGCATCAAAAATGAAGTCGACAGAAACAACATGTCTTTAATTCTCGAAAACCAGGCAAAACAACTCGTTGTTGAGTCATCACAAACTGGTGGAGGTACTTCTTCTGTTGGTTCTTTCTCAGCAGGACAAGGTGAACAGTGGGCTGGAATTGCTCTTCCCCTCGTAAGAAAGGTATTTGGTCAAATCGCTGCGAAAGATTTCGTTAGTGTTCAACCAATGAGCTTACCTTCAGGTCTTGTTTTCTTCCTCGACTTCCAATATGGAGGTGCTGGTGATAACAATGCTAACGATACTAAATTCACTGAAGGAGGTGATGTATTTGGTGCTGGCTCTATGTATGGTCAAACTGATACAGCTGATGCCCCAAAGAATGGTTTATATGGTGCTGGTAAGTGGACCTATTCTACTAACGTAACTTCTTCTGTAGTAGCCGCTGCTAGCGTTACTTCAGGTTCAGCTACTTGGCAGGAAGTAGGATATGATTCAGCATTATCTGCTTCTATTGCAGCTGATAAAATCGCTAAAATTACTATTGCTAAAACTGCTATTAGTGATTATGCTGATGAGGAAGGTGCTAGAGGTTTCTTTGTTAGTAGCTTTGGAGGTGCCTTAACCGCTGTAACTGCTGCTAATGCTTTAACTAGTGCTTACAACTATTTTGATGGTACTAACTTTGTATTATTCGTATCTGCTTCTGCTGATGTAGATGCTAATACTGCAGGTGATACTACGGTTGTATATGTTCAACAACCAACTGATCAATTCAGAGGTGACTTTGAAGATGGTAATACTTCTCTCCAAGCTCAAAATGCTGTAATTGACATCCCAGAAATCAACATTAAGATGAAGTCTGAAGCAATTGTTGCTAAGACTAAAAAGCTCAAAGCTGTATGGACTCCTGAGTTCGCTCAAGATTTGAATGCTTACCATTCTTTGGATGCTGAGGCTGAGTTGACTTCTATCATGAGTGAGTATATCGCTCTTGAGATTGACTTGGAAATCATGGGTATGTTGATTGAGAATGCTCTTACTACAGAGTACTGGTCAGCAGTTAACAATGTTGCTTATGATGGATCTTCTGAAGCTCCTTCAAACAGCAATCTCGGATTCTTCAACACACAAGGCCAGTGGTTCCAAACTCTCGGTACTAAAATCAACAAGGTATCTAACAAGATCCACCAGTTGACTTTGAGAGGTGGTGCTAACTTCATGGTTTGCTCTCCAACAGTAGGTACTATCTTGGAATCAATCCCAGGATTCGCAGCTGCTGATGGTGCTGATGCAAACACTATGAACTATGCATTTGGTATCCAAAAAGTTGGTAACTTGAATAGCAAGTATGAAGTTTACAAGAACCCATACATGACTGAAAATACAATTTTATTAGGATTCAAAGGTTCACAATTCTTGGAAACAGGTGCTACTTTCGC